TCACAGGGGTTGAATGTTCCTGTAAAACAAAGTACAACAATAGAGAACTCGGAGAAATTAAATGGCAGATATGGACAAAGCTCTACCAAACGTAGAGACTGAAATTAAAACACCTAGCGATGAAGAAGTAGCAATATCAGAACAAGAGACTATTGAAGAACAAGTTGGTCCTGATGATGTTGACATTGTTCAAGAAGAAGATGGCAGTGCTACAATTAACTTTGATCCATCAGCAGTCAATCAACCAGGCGGAGAAGCTCACGGAGATAACTTAGCAGAATTATTACCGGAAGATGTTTTAGGAAAATTAGGTTCAGAGTTAGCAGAGAACTACATGACGTATAAATCTGCAAGAAAAGATTGGGAAGATTCTTATACAAAGGGATTAGACCTTTTAGGATTTAAATACGAAAACCCAACACAACCTTTTCAAGGTGCCAGTGGTGCAACTCACCCTGTATTAGCTGAAGCTGTAACTCAGTTTCAAGCACAGGCTTACAAAGAATTACTACCAGCTACTGGACCAGTACACACTCAAGTTATTGGATTAATAAACAGAGCCAAAGAAGAACAAACACAACGTGTTAAAGAATTCATGAACTATCAGCTCATGGACGTGATGAAAGAGTATGAACCCGAGTTCGATCAAATGCTCTTTTATCTCCCTCTTAGCGGCTCTGCTTTTAAGAAAGTTTATTACGATGAACTACTTGGTAGAGCCGTTTCAAAGTTTGTCCCAGCTGACGACCTGTTAGTTCCCTATACTGCAACATCACTAGCTGATGCTGAAGCAATCATTCATGTTATTAAAATGTCAGAGAATGATCTTAGAAAAAAACAAGTAGCAGGTTTCTATGTTGATATAGAACTTACACCTGGCTACAATGAAGAAACAGAAGTAGAAAAAAAAGAGAGAGAACTAGAAGGTGTTAAAAGAACTAGAGATGAAGACATCTTTACAATTTTAGAAATTCATGTTGATCTAGATTTAGAAGGATTTGAAGACAAAGATTCTACTGAAGAAGAAACAGGAATTAAACTTCCCTACATTGTAACAATAGAACTTGCAAGCAGAGAAGTATTATCAATTAGAAGAAACTATGCAGCAGGAGATCCTCTTAAGAAAAGACAGGATTATTTTGTACATTTTAAATTCCTACCTGGAATGGGTTTTTATGGTTTTGGTTTAATTCATATGATCGGTGGACTGTCTAGAACAGCAACCACTGCGTTAAGACAATTATTGGATGCAGGTACTTTAAGTAATTTACCTTCAGGATTTAAACAACGTGGAATACGTGTTAGAGATGAGGCTCAGTCAATACAGCCTGGCGAATTCAGAGATGTCGATGCACCTGGTGGAAACATTAAAGATGCATTTATGCCTTTACCATTTAAAGAACCTTCAGCTACTTTATTACAGTTGATGGGTACGGTGGTTGCGGCAGGGCAAAGGTTTGCCTCCATCGCTGACATGCAGGTCGGGGATGGCAATCAACAGGCGGCTGTTGGGACGACCATAGCTCTTTTAGAACGTGGTTCAAGAGTCATGTCAGCAATACATAAACGATTGTATGTAGCGATGAAAAGTGAATTTCAATTATTGGCAGGAGTTTTTAAAACTTATCTACCACCAGAATATCCTTACGATGTAGTTGGTGGACAAAAAAATATTAAAGTTGCAGACTTTGATGACAAAGTAGATATTGTTCCTGTTGCAGACCCTAATATTTTTTCTCAATCGCAAAGAATATCACTTGCACAAACAGAATTACAACTAGCACAATCAAATCCACAACTACATAACTTGTATGAAGCATACAGACATATGTATGAAGCAATTGGTGTAAAAAATATTGATCAGATACTACCACCACCGCAAGAACCTAGTCCAATGGATCCTGCAAGTGAAAATATTTTAGCAATGAGTAGCAAACCGTTCCAAGCTTTTAAAGGTCAAGATCATCAAGCTCATATTACAACCCATTTAAACTTTATGGCTAGTAATGTTGCAAGAAATTCACCTGTTGTAATGGCATCTTTAGAAAAAAACATATTTGAACACATTTCACTAATGGCACAAGAGCAATTAGAAATAGAATTTAGAGATGAGATAGCTCAATTAACGCAAATGCAACAAATGATGCAACAAAATCCGCAGATGCAACAAAATCCGCAAGTACAACAACAGATTATGTCTATGTCAATGAGTTTAGAATCTAGAAAGGCTAAATTAATTGCAGAATCTACGGAAGAGTTTAGAGATGAAGAGGCAAAAATTACTGGAGAGTATGGTGGAGACCCAATTGCTAAATTAAAAGCCAGAGAACTAGATTTAAAAGCTATGAATGACGAAGCTGAAAGAAAAGAGTCTGAAGATAGAATAAATATGGATAGATCTAAACAAATGATGGGTCAACAACAGTTTGATGAGAAATTAGAACAAAATGAAGAGTTAGCAGAACTTAGAGCTGATACTTCTTTAACTAAAACTCAAATGGGTATTGACTCTAAACGAGAAAACGACATAATGAAACAAATGGACGTAAGGATCTTGAAAGGTCCTCGAAGATAGTATATAATAACAGCATAGGAGAAAAATATGAAACCAAAAACATTTTTTACAAAGAACAATCCAAACTACGTTGGACCAGTTGTATCAGATACGCCAAGAGCAGATGGTACTAATACACTTGAATCTAACTCAGATGGATTTGCAACTGGCGGAGTAGAGATCAAAGTACCTTTAGGACAACCGACTATTAATAAAGTTGGTGGCCAAAAGAGAATGCTAGCATCTAAAAAATCTTCAGTTAAGTGGTACTAACTCATGTGGTTATCGGCAATTAAATTAGCCGTTTCTGCAGGTAGTAAAATATACGCTAACAAACAGAGAACTAAGATGGCTATGTCTGATGCGCAGTTAATGCATGCATCTAAGATGGCTGCTGGAACTGAAGCTTACCAAGGCAAACTTTTAGAATCTAGACAATCGGACTGGAAAGACGAATTTATTTTAATTTTACTTTCGGTGCCAATCGTAATGTTGGGATGGAGTGTCTGGTCAGATAATCCTGTACATATGGAGAAAATGGAGTTATTCTTCGTACACTTTGGAAATTTACCATTATGGTATCAAACAATTTTTGTAGGTGTCATTGCATCTGTCTATGGACTTAAGGCGACACATCTGATAAAGAATAAGTAACTTGGAGAAAAAATATTATGAGCAAAAAATCTAGAAAACGAAATAAAAAAATTCTTGCTGCAATAGGTATAGGCCTTGGTGCAGCGGCACTAGCATCAAGAAAAAAGAAATCAGACTTAGCATCAACTGAAGATGGTAAGAGTGGTTCTACTAAAATAACAGGTGGAAAAAATCTTAATGATTATGATAAAGGTACCGCTAAAAAAGATACAACTGTAAAAACTCCAACAACTATTCAAGATAATAAAGCTAAACCGGAAAAACTTAGATTTGGTCAAGTTAAGACTAAAACAGGCGAAATTAAAGCAACAAAACCTTTTAGTTTTTTATCGGGTTCTAAAAAAGATGACAAACCTGCTCTACCTGGAAAGACAATGGCTGAATCAAATCAAGTCCCTACTAAAAGACCCGGTGACACTTATTATTCAGACGGCTCTAAAAGACTTGGTTCATTAAATAGATCTAACTCAACAACTAAACCTGGAATGAAATCTGGTGGAAGAGCCGGATATAAATCTGGTGGTTCTTCTGTTAAAAAATCAATGGGTAAAGCACTACGTGGTGGTGGAAAGGTGATGAGATAATGTCAAATGCAAATTTCAATAAACAAACAGCTTGTCCAAGAGGAAAAACATCTGTTAAAAAAAGAGTTAAAAGAAACATGGGTGGTTCTATGAATCCAGCTATGGCAAGACAAGACATGCAATCTGGTTACTATCCATCTGATATGGGTATGGCCGGCGGCAAAATGATGAAGAAGGGCGGAAAAGCCTAGTCTATGTTTAAAAAACTTATAGATAAAATCTTTGGAAAACGATGTGCATGTGGAACTAAATCTTGTGAACATTTAAATACAGCTGTTAGAAAAGAAGTTAAATATTGTAGTAATTGTAAAACAATCTTAAATGAAGGATAATATGAAAAAACCAATTCCAAAAGGTAAAAAAGGTAAAGGCATTAGAGCTTTAAAAAAGAAAGCACCTAAAGTTGCAAAAGCAATGGGTTATAAAAAAGGTGGTAGAGCATAATGGCAAAAGCTAAAGGACTCTACGCTAACATTCAAGCTAAACGTAAAAGAATCAA